CGAGCTCGTCGAGGACACCGAGCTGGTAGTCCTCGTCGGCCCACATAACCTCCTGGTTAAAGCGCATGGTGACCTGCGCCTTGTGGGGCGCGACCGACACGGACGAGAACGAGCCCGTGGTCGATGCCTTGTCGGCGCCCTCCTCGACGAATTCCGCCTTCGGCAGGTTGTCGAAAACGATGATGTCCTGCTTGCCGAAGCGCATCGGCTTCTGCTGCGAGAGCAGAGCGACAGTCGACAGGGACTGCGTCTTCTTGACCA